TAGGCAAGAATTGACAACCATTTGGTTGCAATGATATATGGATAGGGTCGGTGATGCTCCGCTGACCTTTTTAAGCCCCCTGCGTCCTCACTCCGCAGGGGGCTTTTTATTGTCTGCTTTCGCCGCCCTTTTTAATTTATGGTAGCGGCCTTCTACGGACGCAATCGTCAGCCCCATTTGCTCCGCCATGTAGGACGGTCTTAGGCCGTGATCATAATAAGCCAACAACTCTGCATCCATTTCAGGCGTCCATACGCGGCTAGTCCGTTTTACTATTGGCATTTTATTCGTCTTTCAGCGCCTTTTCGGCGTCTTCGATCAATTCGATGGGCGGGTAGCGCAGGTAAGACACATGGTCTTTGCCTATCACGCCCAGAAATTCCAGATATTCCATCAAGCGGTAGGCTAAGGTTTCGCCTGCGCGTTCGATGTATCGTTCGGGCAGTGCCAATTCGTCGTCCTCATCATCATAGTCTGTCATGTTGCTTTCCAATCTTTAGGGTAGGGGACTGCTCGATAGCTGGTCATGTAAAGTCTACCGTCTTCATCCCAATGTTCGGTTCCTGTTGAGCCGTCATCGTTCAATATGACTGCGTGGGCGGGTAGCACCCGCAGCGGTTCGCCCGTCTTAGGGTCAATGCGGTATCGTATCTTATCCGCATCAATAAATTTGTCCTCATCGCTAAGCGCCGGCCAAGGGGCCGTCTGATGCACTGATCGAAAGCGATGAACCATGACTGGTATTTTGTCGGTCATTTGCTCTGCCCCTCTGTGTCGTGCAGCACCTCCACACGCCATTTTAAATCGGCATAGCCGCGCTTCCCGCCGTTGCCGTCTGCGAAGGGTTTAGCTGCTTCAATCCGTCTGCCTTCGCTTTCGGCTTCATGCTGCGTATTAAATCCGTCAAACAGCGTAAACTTGCGCGCGTCGTGCCCGCCGCGATATTCGCAGACAAGGGCATACGGCATACCTAACTTAGCAAGCGTTTCATGTGTCACTTGGCGTTCTGTGGCTTTCATTTGCTCACATCCATCTAGTTATGAAGGTTACGCCGCCCACAGTGCGGCATTTAAAACACTTGCCGTTGCGGATGCCGTATTGCGAGACGTTGCGGCTGGTGCGCTTGGCATCGCCCTTCTTGGTGGCTGGCATGGTGGCGCTCTCGCCCACTTCCAGCGTCCCTATGGGGTAGGTCATTGGTCTAGGCATTTGCTTTGTTCCTTTTCACGTTCTGCGCGGCGTTCCGCGAATGTCTTGCCGTCTAGTCCGCGCAGCGGCCATGCGCTATCGGATGATACACGGTGGTTCCGGCCCATAGGTGCGGCTTGCTGTGGTTTAATCATGTGTCTGTCCTTTACAGTTCGATTGTAGTGGTGGGCTTCGGCTTGCGGTCGTTCATCCTATCCAGCCAATAGGCTTGTTCAGGGCCGAACGTCCGCGCCGCATGGTATTTGAACAGCGCCAAGGCCAGCGGGTCGTGTCCTTTGTGCTTGTGCGTCACAATCAGCGGCGAGGGTATCATAGCGGCAAGGTCTGTCCGCCGTGCGCGGCTGCTCTTGCTCTTGATGGCTTGCTCTAGGTCGTGCAGCGTCAGGCGTAGATTGTGTTCCCTGTTGATGTGCTGCAACACAGCGGATTTGTCGCTGATATAGCCGCACAGGTGCTTTATTTGCTTGCGGACGGCATATTCCATTAGCTTTTGTCCCGCTTGCGGTATTTGCCTGTCAAGGGATCGCGTAGGATGCCGTTGCGCTTCCAGAATAGCAGTTCCGATGTGTCGCGTGTCCACATGGCTTTCCATTTGTCGCCATGCTTGACGGCTTCCCACAACAGAAAGGCGGTAAACAGTTGCGCGGCTAACATTAGCACAATTACGATTTGGTATTTGTTCATTGGTCAATCCTCCAGTAGTAAAGTTAATAGAAATAGGGCGGCTCCAGCGATAACCGCAATCATTCGGCCATATCGTCCCGTAGGGCGTTATTCTCAGCGACTAGGCGGTCATACTGTATCTGTAACGCTTCTAGCTCGTCTACAGCGTCTATCAGGCGCTCCAGACGCTCCAGCAAAACAAACTCTAGTTCGGTGCGGACATTGTCTTGTGCGTAGCGGGTCAATTCGCAGTCGTGCATCATGCGGAGATAATTGCGGTCGTTTGTCATGTTATGCTTCCCTCACTGTTTTAATGATTGCGTAGATTGATAGGGCGCCGACGCCCATAAAGAATGTGATGATTGCTATGTGGGCGATCATTTGCTTTGCTCCTTTAAATGTTCGCCGCCTTCTATTGCGTCCGCGGCGGCCTTTAAATCTTCATCGTCGCAGCCATCCCAAAAGTTGCGCAGCCAGCGCACGATCGCGGCGCGTTCTTCGGCGGCGGGATCATAAGTGCTGAACGTAAAGCGACCGTTTCCGCCAGCATCTTTGCCCGTCAAGGTTACGCTTTCATCCAACAGCTTGCCGATACGCATGATTGCCTCTTGTCGTGTCTCGCCCATTTGTTTTGCTCCTTTTCATGTTCTGTGGTGAGATAGCCTCAATCATGCTGCATCTGTCAGCAAGCGGTCAGCGCCAACGATCGGCGCCAACGATCGGCGCCATAGAGAACGAACCCCATGGCTTGACTTGTTCAACGCCATCCCAAACTTTAATTTTAAGGCGATCGCCGCCGGCGGTCACGATCGTTTTGTCAGTGCGCTTTGCAACTGTGACGCGCACGATCGTGTCATAGTCCGCAACGCTGCGGGTGTAATAGGTTTTGCCTGTTTCAAACTTAGTCATGGTGTCTCACTCCATTGTTGTGTTGCAATACCCTCAATAAACTAGTTAGAGGGTATTGCAACAAAAAAGTTAGCGTTATTCAGAATAATCTGGATGGCGCACATTCTTAAACCGCGCGTTAATGCGCGCCGCCATTTCTTCGGGTGTTTCTGCTGGCACTGTCGGCTCAAGCGCGGTTGTTTCTTCGGCGATTGCTTCCACTGGCACGCGCCAAATGCGGACGCCGCTCACTCCGTTTTCGTCAACAGCGCGGCCAACAAACTTATATTCTTTTTGCCGCCGCTGTATCATCGCCGCCGCCCTGTAAGCGCGGCTCTCAATTGTGGAATTAAAATCCCCAGCATGGAAATAACTATCGCCAACTTCCATTTCACGCAGCGGAAATTCATTGCTGCGATTGCGTCCGCCGCGTCCTGTCGGTGGCGGAATATTCTTGTCAATCATGGGCTGTCACCTATTTGTTTGTGTATATTATGTCCATATGAAAATATGAACATATGATGCATATATATGTAAATAGTTAGTTGTCAAGCCTAATGCGTAAATAGCGTATATAATGTAAATAGTGCGAAGGGTAATCGGCGAGTTAGGCTATTTGTTAGGCTATCAAAACAGGGGAAATGACTATTTTTAAACGGCAGAAATCTGCGTATCTGCGAGATAGTTCGGCGGTCTAGGCTATTGGTTATGTAGTCACTCAAAGAAAAGTAAAATAGTCATTATATAGGCATATTAGGTAATGGCGGTGCAGTTTTCACGGCAACTGAAAACCGATAGCCGAAATAGCCTAGACCGCCCAGACTTTACGTTAACGTAAAGCTGTCATGACCACGCAGTCATGACCACGCAATCGGTCATGACCTACGCAGTCATGGCGTCATGATTTACGCAGTCATGACATGCAATCGCATAGCCTAGAACGCCTATGTTGCAGTGCAGCATAGCTAGCCAATATGTTTTTTACTGACACTGTTGTCAGCCCAAAGGGAAAGGCCATCCGAAAATCCAGCACATAGAACAAAGCCAGAACGCTGACGGCAGGGGGGGTGGGGGTGGCAGGGCCGAGCGCCGCGTGACTGTCACGGGCACGGTACGCAAACAATTTTTATTTTTTTTAAAATCTCACCGCATCAAAGCCTGTTGCGTATCTGCGCGCAGTAGATTATTGTGCACCCAATGACTTTCTACTCACTGCCATTCACACCAGAGCGGACGCAAGCCACCGAGGCGCGGCTGGAGGCAATCTATGAAGCTGCCCGCTACGGCCTGAAGGGTGACAGTCTGGCGATGGCCGCAGGTCTAACCCCGCGGCAGTTCCGCGTGCTGGCCGACGCAGACCCGCTGGTGGAGATGGCTGAGATCAAAGGCCGCAGCGACGGCGAATACACAGCGGCTAAGACCATGTACGAAGCGGCGCGCGATGGCGACAGCAAGGCTGCGCTGGAGATACTCAAGCATCAGCACGGCTGGGTAGCCAAGCAGCAGATTGACGTGAACATCGACCAACAGATAAGCATTACAGGCGCGCTGGAAAAAGCACAGTCGCGCGTCATCGAAGGGCTGTACACAGACGTGACACCCCGCCTAGAGGATAACACACATGCAGCAGCCGATATATTCAGCGCAAGACGAGATGGAGTTGATGGCGCGGCTGTGGTCGCCCAGCCTGAAGGATGACCCCCTAGCATTTGTGCTGTATACATTCCCGTGGGGCCAAGCAGGCACACCGCTGGAACATTTCCCCGGACCGCGCAAATGGCAGCGTCAGATACTTGGAGACCTGCGCGACCACATCAAGGCGAACAACGGCAAGGTTGACTTCGACACGGCGCGGCTGGCGATTGCGTCAGGACGCGGTATCGGCAAGTCCGCCCTCGTGTCATGGCTTACGATATGGATGCTCTCCAGCAGAATCGGCTCGACCACCATCGTGTCGGCAAACTCCGAAGCGCAGTTGCGGTCGGTAACATGGGCAGAAATTACCAAGTGGCTGGCGATGTCGCTCAACAGTCACTGGTTCGAGATAGCCGCCACACGCATCATGCCAGCCAAGTGGCTGACAGAACTGGTCGAGCGTGACCTGAAGAAAGGCACGCGCTACTGGTCAGTCGAAGGCCGGCTGTGGTCAGAAGAGAACCCTGACGCCTACGCAGGGGTTCACAACTTCGACGGTGTGATGCTGATCTTCGACGAAGCCAGCGGTATTCCAGACTCGATTTGGTCGGTGAGTGATGGTTTCTTCACAGAGAATACGCCGCACCGTTTCCATCTGGCGTTTTCCAACCCGCGGCGTAACACAGGCTATTTCTACGAGACGTTCCACAGCAAGCGGGCGTTCTGGACAACACGCGTCATCGACGCCCGCGATGTCGAGGGTACAGACAAAAACCTGTACCAGCGCATCATCGACGAGTATGGGCCAGACAGCTACCAAGCCAGTGTCGAAGTCTACGGTAACTTCCCCAGTGAAGGTGACGATCAGTTCATCGGCAGCAATCTGGTCGATGACGCAATGAAGCGGCCACCCATCAAAGACGACAGCGCGCCCATCGTCATAGGCGTAGACCCTGCACGGTTCGGGGCGGACGCCACCGTCATCGCCATACGGCAGGGCCGTGACATCTTAGAACTGCGCAGACATCGCGGCGCTGACACAATGGAAGTGGCTGGCTACGTCATCGACGCCATAGAGCAGTTCAAGCCTGCGCTGGTGTGCATCGACGAAGGCGGGCTAGGCGCTGGCGTCGTGGACAGGCTGAAGGAACAACGGTACAAGATACGCGGCGTGAACTTCGGCAATAAGGCCAAGAACCAGATCATGTGGGGCAACAAGCGCGCAGAGATGTGGGGTTCCATGCGGGACTGGCTCAAGACAGCGCACATCCCCTCAGATCGGTTCCTGAAGACAGACCTCATCAGCCCGCGCACCAAGCCTGACAGCAAGGGGACGCTGTTCCTCGAAAGCAAGAAGGACATGAAGTCCCGCGGGCTGGCGTCACCTGACGCAGCGGACGCCATCGCGGTGACATTTGCCTTTCCTGTGGCATCTAAAGACCCACGACAAGGACGCGTTGACAGACGCTCCTCAAGCGGGTATTCTCCCGCTGGATATTCTACATCTTGGATGGGCAGCTAGTGGCAGACAA